CAACGGCCAATCGATGACCGTCGTATGCCCGGCTAGTTCCGGCGGCACATCGCCACCGGCAGACAGCACGACGATCGCCTGGGCGCGATCGAGCCCCACGCCTGGAAGCAGGCGAGCGAGATTGCGCAGGCGACGCTGCGTCGACACGCCACCGGGGCCGGACAGCCACGGCGCGAGGTCGCGCAGTATCCACAGCGTGCGACCACCCGGCGCCTTGCCGGTAGCACGTGCGGTGATCTCGCCGAGGATGGCATCCGGGTCAGCCCGGTCTGCCTGCTCGACGACGCCGGAGATGTCGGCGATGCCCTGGGCAACGTCCCAGGTCTTCGTCGCATATCCAGCCGAGGCAGCAGCCTCGATGAGGTAACGCTCGGCGCGTGCCTCCTCGCGAGTGATGACCCACAGCAGCGGGTTGCGGGCGCGAAGCAGCGCAGAGATGTCGGCAGCTTGCGTCTGTGATTTGGTAGGCATGCTGATGTATCCTTTCCAGGCTTGCAGTGAGTTAGTGGCAGCGTGAGGTGCCATCCACGTCGAAGTGACAATGTGGATGATCACGACCTTGGTCGTGCGCGACAGCCGGGGTGGCGAGCGCGATGAGCAGTGCGAGTGCGATGAGCGTCTTCATGTTCAGGTCTCCTGTTGGGTGAAGTGTTAGAGGACAGGCCAGGCGTACTTGGTGAAGGTGGCGTGCTTGTTCGCAGCGGCGATCGCTGCCAGCGCCAACTCCAGCGTCTTGTGTGTCGACCACTCGTTGTTGAAGCTCGGACGCTTGCTGCAACGGAACACGCGCCACGGACGCTTGCGCGTCTCGCTCGTCCAACGTCCGGTCGAGCGTGAGTTGCTGTAGCTGATCAACCAGCATGGGTGATCCTTCAGGTGGCAGATGCTCGTCCAGTCGACGGCGCCGGGAACGTCGCGCGTGTCGTGCGTCTTCAGAATGTAGACGTTCATGTGAGCCTCCTATTCAGATTGGGTCGACGCTGTACGTGACGCCGAGGTGTGAGATGTAGAAGCGATCCTGCAACTGCTCGCCGTTTGCACGAGCGCGCTCGACGGCGCGGTCGCACAGTGCGCGAGCCGCGTCGTATGCGCCGTCCCACGTCTCACCGAAAACCTTCCGCTTGATGTTGCGGCTGTCGTCGATGAACCACGCGGCAGGCTTGGTGTTGAACTTGCGGCGAAGTGCCATGTGAGCGTCTCCTTATTTGTCGGATGCGAAGAAGCATGCGTCGTGGTCGGTGTAGCCGCGCGTGCCGTAGTAGTTGGCGACATCGGTGATGTTCTCGCCCTTGAGCAACGAGCGCGCGAAGATCGCGTCGTCGGTCAGCAGCCAGATCACTTCGTCCTCGGCGTTGCCGTACTGGTCGATCCAGACTTGCGTCTCGATCTTGTTGATCTGCGACCAGCCACCGGCTGCGTACGTGCGATCGCGATGCGGCTTGAAGTTGAAGTTGGCGACAATCATTGGAACCTCCATCAGTGAAATCTAGTCAGCCGCTTCGAACAGCGGCTGCCTGCATGTCACTTGGGGTGATTTGCATTGGTAGGCTTTAGAGGAGGACAGTGGCCGCAGGTCGCGCACCCGAAGGGAAGCGACAGTTCTACGCTGGCGGTGTATCCTCCTCTCCTGGCGCGCCACTATGTGTTGGCGTGCGCTTGGCGGGAAGACATTGCCGATCGGCTCATCCGCGAAACCCATACATAGGCAAACACGGCCTAACATGCAAGAGCAAATATGCACGTTATTTTGGGAGGCAGAAAATGGCTCAAACCAAGCTCGATCTGGAGCCCAACGTCATCGACCCGCGATGGATACTGGATGCGGTCAGTGATAGACTGACCTATTCGGCCATTCGGGTGGTGCGCAGCCATCCAGTGCAGGCGCTGCTGGTGCGTGAGGTGAGCGGCACGAAAATGTCAGACCGCTACCTTCGCATCATGGCTGACAGACGCAGGAGGAGAGACGCATGACAACGGTCCTGATAGTGATCTTGATCATTGTGCTGCTCGGAGGGTTCAGTGGCATCGGCGGTGGACCGTTCTACGGAGGCGGCTACCCTGTTGGTGGGGCGCTCGGTCTCGTCCTCGTCGTGCTGCTTATTCTGCTGGTGCTCGGTCGGATATGAAACAGTGATCGCGGTGATCTGCGTTGCGATCGTCGCGCTGTTGTTCTGGTGGGCCGCACGCTGATGTTCATTCCATTCGAGATATGTGATGCGAAGGGCAAGGACGTGCCGGAGCAGCACTCGCGCGTGTTCATCTCGACGAGCACGATCACTCGCATCGTGAAGGTGCCGGACATCGATGATGTCACCTACCTCGATCTCGGTCAGAGTGGTGTGTACGTGCGCGGCGACTTCGACCTGATCGCGGAAGCACTCAACGAGAAACCACTGCCGGTCAGTTCGTGGTCATGGCCAGAAGGTGCTTGATCATTGCGCTGGTGGTGGGACAGCTATGGACGAACGTGCTGCACGACCGTCATGCGATGTACGTGCCATTGGAGGACGAGTACACACCGTGCGACCATCCCGACAAGTTGAGCGATCTGCTGTGGGTGCTGTGCGCGCTCAAGAACAACTGGTGAAGCGCCTATCAGCATCGAAGCGTGGCTATGGTCGCAAGTGGGCATCAGCACGCATCCACTATCTTGCCAAGCATCCAACCTGTGTCATGTTCGGCAAGGACGTGGCATGCACCGCGACCGCCACCGTGGTCGATCACATCATCGATCACAAACGCAACTGGTCTAAGTTCTGGAACATGCGCAACTGGCAACCGATGTGCGAGCACTGTCACAACGTGAAGACAGCGAAGGCGATGCATCCAGTGCGTGAGACGATGTTCAACGAGGATGGCACACCGACTGATCCGTGCCATCACTGGAACGAGGAGAAGACACAATGACTGCCACCGAACTACGTGACTTGAATGTCGCGCTGTTGCCGACAGACAGAGTGGTGAGGACGCAGGTGCGCGGTGCCGTGACTGCGTACCAGCTATGCAATCTGGTGCCGGTCCAAGAACTCACCGACCCAGTCGCATTCGCTGCGGCCAACGGGGTGACAGTGTCACCATGACATCAGTCATGCTGGCAATGCCAGCGCATAGACCAATACCAGCAGCCACCGTAATGGCGCTGTGCTCCACCGTGGCCGCATGCACCGGCAACAAGATACCGTTGAAGGTTGTGATCCCAGTTGCGCAGTCAGTAGTGACGGCAGCACGCAACAGATGTGCGCAAGCGTTCCTCGACAGCGATGCCACGCATCTGTTCTTCATCGACAGCGACATGGACTGGAAGGTCGAGAGCTTCCTTCGCATCCTATCGCAGGCTCAAGACAAGCCACTCGTGCGTGGTGCATACCCGAAGCGACGGGAGCCGCTCGTGTTCGATGCTGATGGCATTGGCTTCTGTTGTGTTCAGCGTAAGGTGATGGAGGCCTTAGCCAAGCGCGCACCATTGGTGTGGTACGGTGAGCAGGCACCATGTCGTGCCATCTTCGATGAGCGACTGGCTCCCACGGAGCGCGCGATCGCAGCCGGTGCTGAGTACGAGTTCATCAGCGAGGACACTGGCTTCTTCGCCAAGGCAGCACACCTTGGGTACATGACATGGCTAGACCCAACCATTGAGTTGGGTCACGTTGGTGAGATGATCTACCGTGGTGCGTTGAAGGACTACATGGTGGAGGAGAGCAGCGATGAAGGATGCACACCAAGCGCAACTGATGGTCAGTCAACTACCGACCTCGTCACTCGACAGGAGGGAGGAAATAGCAGACTGGCTTGAGGATCAGGCTGATCAGCTACGCAATCATGGTGCTGCTTACGATGAGCAATACACTGCTCGCTTCATGTACGCTGCCAAGCGCAAGGCAGCAATCAACCGAAGCAAGGGCTGAATAGCCTGCCACAGCGAAGGGGTGGGGGGCCTCCCCATAGGGTGGTCTGCCATGCAAGGGGACCGCAGGGGTGTGAGGTCATTTCCATAATCCGAGAGGAACCGGACCTACAATGGGCGCTAGAGGACGAAAATCTGCTGCTGAACTCCGCGTGGTCCCGAAGGGGACGGCGGTTGCGACGGTTCGGCGCCCTGATCCGCCGGTCTGGCTGTCGGACCCGGAGGCGGAGGAGTGGCGGGCGATCGTGGCCGGGATGGCTGCTGACTATTTCCAGCGGCCGATGTATGGGGTGCTGGAGGCGTACTGCCGACACGTCGCGGCTGCCCGCGAGATCGGTCAGCGGATGCGTGATCTCGGCGAGAATGCCGAGGCGACGGTCAAGGACTACAACAAGCTGCTGGAGATGCACGCTCGCGAGAGCAGGATGCTCGCCATGCAGTCGGTGAGATTGGGGTTGGCTTATGCGACGCGCGAGTTCAAAGCCTTCGGCGGTAAAACGAAAGCCTCCGGCGGTCCAAAGCCGTGGGATAAATAGCCCGGCAGAGATCGTCGAGTGGATCGAGACGAACTGCGTCATTCCCGACGGCAAGCTGATGGGCAAACCGTTCAAGCTGCGTCCCTGGCAGAAGAAGATCATCCAGGGCATCTACGGGTCGCCGACCCGCCGGGCGATCATCACGTTCGGACGGAAGAACGGCAAGACGTGCCTCGCGGCGGTGCTGCTTCTGCTGCACCTGTGCGGCATCGAGGCGAGGGACAACAGCGAACTGTACTCATCCGCGCTGTCGCGCGACCAAGCTGCCATCCTGTTCCGGCTGGCGGCGAAGATCGTGCGGCTGTCGCCGACCATGCGCGAGGAAGTGGTCATCCGCGACACGGTCAAGCAGCTATACTGCCCGCACTTCGGCACGCTCTACACAGCACTGAGCGCCGACGCGAGCACGAACTTTGGGCTGTCTCCGGTATTCATCTGTCATGATGAGTTGGGCCAAGTACGAGGGACGCGACACCCTCTGTACGAGGCGTTGGAGACAGCGACCGGAGCGCAGGAGGCACCGCTGTCAATCGTGATATCTACTCAATCACCGAACGATAGCGACCTCCTGTCGGTCCTCATCGACGACGCACTGACGAACACCGACCCGCGCACCAAGCTGTTCATGTACTCGGCGCCGGAGAGCGATGATCCGTTCGCCAAGGCGACGATCCGGAAGGCGAACCCCGCTCTTGAGCAGTTCCAGAATGCGCGCGAGGTCATGGACATGGCGCGGGCTGCTCGGCGCATGCCCAGCAGGGAGGCGGAGTTCAGGAACCTCATTCTCAACCAGCGTGTCGAGGCGTCGAACCCGTTCATCACGCTGTCGGAGTGGAATGCGTGCGGCGACGCTCCGGCGAAGCTGACGCGGGAGATTTACTGCGGTCTCGACCTGTCGTCGTGCAACGACTTGACCGCGCTGATCATGGTGTCGATGACCAGCGGGTTCCTCGACACGGAATGCGTGTTCTGGCTGCCTGGGGAGGGCCTGGAGGAGCGATCGCGCCAGGACCGGGTGATCTACGACGTTTGGAACAAGCAAGGCTTCCTTGACACGACGCCAGGGCGCAGCATTCAGTACGAGTTCGTGGCGAACTATCTGGCGAACCTGATTGCCATGCGCGACATCCAGGCGATCGCATACGACCCGTGGAACATGTCCCAGCTTCGCCCGTGGCTGATCAAGGCCGGGCTGTCCGAGAGCCGGGTCGACAGCGTGTTCGTGCCGTTCAAGCAGGGGTGGTTCTCGATGAGCCCGGCGCTGAACGTGCTTGAGGGGCAAATCCGCGATCGCAAGCTCCGCCACGGTGGGCAGCCGGTGCTCAAGATGTGCGCGGCGAACGCGGTGGTGATCCGCGATCCCAGGAACAATCGATCGCTCGACAAGAAACGCTCACGGGGTAGGATCGACGGCATGGTCGCGCTGGCGATGGCGACGCACCTTGCAGTCGCCAAGAGCCATGAGCAGCATGTGTATCAGGTGCCGGTCGATCGGCTGCTGGAGACAGTGTGATGCCCCTACTGCCTGATCCGCGACGTGCCGCAATGGCGCCAGTGACGCAATTCCCGCAGCAGCCGCTGCTCGACCCGCTGACGGCTCAGATGATGCAGCGCAGGATGGGCGGCACATCGCAGGGGCTGCTC